AATGATGATATTAAGCGTGGCTATCAGACCTTAAGCGATTCATTGGGTTGGTTTACTAGGTAATGGGAACTTTTGATAACCCATACGATGCAGAACGTAACATGACTAATCATCCTCCTGCAAGTGAAGTTGTTGTGGAGAGGTATGAACAACTTAGAGAAGATTTTAAAGAGTTAGCTCAATATATTGATCAGATTTGTCCTGCATCAAGAGAAAAGTCTTTAGCTTTTACTTATTTGGAGCAGGCTTTAATGTGGGCTGTTGCTTCAATTGCTAGGGATGGTCATTAATTTATTATGGCAAGAAAAGCCAAAACCCTTTCGACAATTGAAATTCAAACAGCTTTAACGGGTGCGTTAAGGCGAGTAGCTTTACGTCCTACAATTGCTGGTTATCGGGCTCAGGAACATCAAATTCCTTTTCATGAGTCTAAGTCAAAGGGCAGGCTTTTAATTGGTGGTAACAGATCAGGTAAAACTGTCTCGGGTGGGGCAGAATTAACTATGTGGTTAACTGGTAAGCATATTTCCGGTTGCAAATTCCCTCCCCCTATTAGGGGGAGGGCAATCGGAGTGGACTTTGATAATGGAATTAATAAAATTATTCTTCCAGAAATTGCTAAATGGATGCCTCCCTCGGCTCTAATTAATGGATCATGGGATGATTCTTACCATAAGTCAATGAAAACTTTAACTTTGACTAATGGTTCACAAGTCGAATTTATGTCCTATGACCAGGACGTAGATAAGTTTTCTGGTACTTCTCGCCATTGTGTTTGGTTTGATGAAGAACCTCCAGAAGAAATTTTCAATGAGAATATGGCTCGTCTAGTTGACACTGGTGGAAACTGGTGGTTAACTATGACACCCCTTATTGACATGTCTTGGACTTACGATAATCTTTATCTTAAGGGTAAGAATGGTGATCCAAACATTGAAGTCTTTGAAGTTTCTACTCTACAGAATGAATATGTTAATGCTTCTGAAATGGAAATCCTCTTTGGTAACCTAAAAGAGGATGAAAAGAAAGCAAGAATGTATGGTACCTATATGCAACATTCAGGTACTATTTATGGTGAACATATGCACCCCCCTGTAGAGGGAAAAGTAGGTACGATAATTGATCCTATTGTAGACGGTCCTATGTGGGATATCTATAAAAGCAGGTGGGGTCATTTTTGTATGATGGATCATGGTCATGCTAACCCTACTTGTTTCTTATGGGGAGCATTTGATTCAGAAGGACGAATAGTTATCTACAAGGAGTATTATGAGAGAAAAAGAATTGTTGCTGAACACGCTCTTGCAATTAGAGGGATTAATGAACAACTTGGCTTTATACCATCGTATTATGTCGGAGACCCTTCTATTGGCAACACAGATGCTATTACGGGAACTTCTGTTCAGATTGAATATTCAGAGCATGGAATTCCAATCCTCTTAGGTAATAATGATGTAGGGGCAGGAATTGAAAGAGTTGCTTCAAGATTTAGATCTAAGATGTTATTCATAACTAGAGATTGTGAATATTTGATCTGGGAATTGAATCGTTATAGGTGGGGTAAGTATTCCTCTAAGAAAATTGCAGCTAGGTCTAATGAAAAAGAGCAACCTTTAAAGAAAGATGACCATGCCGTAGACGCATTAAGGTATGGAATTGTATCTAGACCTGCTCTTTATGGTGAAGATGAAGTTCAGGCTTACAGTAAATTAGGTGTAGAAAAGGCTATAGAACAAGGAATTCTTGTTGATGCAGGTGTAAATGAATTAAGTTCTTACGATACAACGTTAGGAAGTGATTGGTAAATGGGACACGTTAGGGTTCATGAAACAGCTAATACTCTTGCTCACCCCAATAAATGTCACGACTGTGGCTATAATGGTGAGAACAGGTTTTTCTATGTAGATACAGGTATTAATACTGAGTGGGATGGATTTATTATTATCTGCTCAGAGTGTATGTTTAATCTTGTTAAACAAACTTATGGGTATGATCCTTTTAAACTTATTGATGAACTAAAAACTAGTAGAAATTTACTTAGAGAAGAAGTAAGATCCGATTTAGATGAACTTAATCAGGTTCGTCAGGGTCTGGCTATTCTAGGTTTAACTACGACTTCACTCATTAGACTAGCCGGATTTTTGAAAGAGGAAAATGATGGAGCAGTCAGAATTGATTCAGGAACAATTGACTTCCATTCAGAGCAGCTTGAAACACTTAGAGAAGGAGTACAACGAGCCCGTTCCGTCGAACAATTGGATGGAGAGCCTGATTCAGGTAATAACTCTTCAAGCGACGACTATAGCGAATCTCACCTCTCTTTTAAGTCAAGTATCCGCCTTTCCTAATTATTCTGATCTTCCTGTAGAGGATTTTAATTATGATGCTTCTGATGCCGGCGAAATTAGTAGATCTGGTAGAGAAATAACTATGAATCCTCTTGAATTGAATGATGAAGACGTTAATACTTTAACAGATTTGGGGGTGGATCTTGTCTGAAATAACCGGAGATACTGGTTTATCAAGGGAACCTCTAACTCTTGAAGCTATTCAAATGGACCATAAGGATAAACAACTTTTAGCTAAGTTGAATTCTTGGTTTGACAAGTGTTCTTCACAGAGACAAAATGAAGAGCAACAGTGGTATCTTAATATGGCTTTTTATTTTGGGAAGCAATGGGTTACTTGGATTGGTGCTCAGGGTAATCCTGGTACTTTTAGATTACATGAACCCCCTGCCCCTGCTTGGAGAGTTCGTCTTACAATCAATAGAATTAAACCTATTATTCGTAATGAGCTCACTAAGTTAACTAAAGAAGAGCCTCAACCTTTTGTGATGCCAAACTCGGCTGATGAAAAGGATATCTCTGCTGCCAGGGCTGCCGAGTCTATTTTCGAATATTTAATGTTCGAGACTAAATTTAACCGCCATAGGAGAGCAGCTACTTTATGGGCTCTTTTAACGGGTACTGGGTTCTTTAAGACTTATTATGATCCCAATCAATTGGATAACAGTAAGATTCCTGGAAAAATGATTACAGAAGCTCCCAGCCCTTATCATATGTTCGTTCCTCTTCTACAGGAAGAGGAAATTGAAGTACAACCATATATTATTCAAGCTATGACAAAAGATAAGGGTTGGGTTAAGCAGAGATTTGGTAAGGAAGTTCAAGAGGATTCCGAAGTTGCAGGTGGAGCTTTTGAACAAAAGCTTCTTAATGTTTTAGGAATTAACAAGAATCTTATTGCCCATAAAATGTGTCATGTTAAAGAGATTTGGGTCAAGCCTTGTCATGAATACCCAAACGGCATGGTGGCTTGGTTTACTAAAGATACTCTTTTAGAAGTACTTGAAGGTTGGCCTTATACTCATGGCATGTATCCGTTTATTAAAATATCTCATATTCCTACGACTAAGTTTTATGGCGGTTCTGTTATTACTGACCTTATACCTCTCCAGAGAGAGTATAATAAATCGAGAAGCGCTATTATTGAATCTAAGAACAGAATGGCAAAACCTCAGCTTCTTGTAGCTCAAGGGTCTATTGATCCTAGAAAAGTTACATCTGAACCTGGTCAAATGATTCAATACAAGTTGGGTTTTCCCGTTCCTACACCTTTACCTTTACAACCGCTTCCTAACTATGTTATGCAGGAAATGGATTCTACTCTTAAGGATATGGATGATATCTCCGGACAATATGAAGTTACAAGGGGAAGAACTCCGCCAGGCGTTGAAGCAGCTTCAGCAATTGCCTATCTCCAAGAAGAGAATGATTCTAGGCTCCATCATACAGTGGCTTCTATCGAGGAAGCAGTACAAGACATAGGTCGTCAACTTTTAAGTTTGTGTGGACAATATTGGGATATTCCTAGACTAGTCAATGTTGTTGGAAAAACCGGATTACAAGAAGCCATGGAATTTAAAGGTTCTGATCTTAATGGTAATTATGATTTAAGAATTGAATCCGGTTCTATGGCACCTAGATCTAGAGCAGCTAGGCAGGCTTTTATTACAGAGCTTATGAAGATGCAAGTTATTGACCCAGCAAAGGGTATGCGGTATCTTCAAATGAGCGAAACTAATGCTATGTTCTCAGAAATGCAAGTTGATGTAAGACAAGTGCAAAGAGAGAATCTTAAACTTTCTGCTCAGCCAGAAGTTGATATGGAAACAGGAATACCTGCCCCTATTATGGTAGATATTAATCCGTTTGACGATCACATGGTGCATCTTTTAGAACATGAAAAGTTTATGAAGAGCCAAGAATATGAAATTTTACCTCCTGAAAATAAGGAAGCGTTTTTACAACATTGGATTGTCCATAAGGAACAAGCGATGGCTTTAATGGCCCCACCCCCTGGTGGTCAGCCT